ATCTGACCCTTCTGCTGCAACTCGGCTTGCTTGCCTTGTTGCTCGCCATCTGGGCCTTGCTGCATCGCCGCTTGCTGCAACTGCTGCAACGTGGAGTCAATCTGCCCTTCAATCGGTCGTGCGGCCTTAAACGCCTGCATACCAAAGCGCAGCAACTCCATCATCATCGGCACCATCTGCGGGCTGGCCTGACCCACCGGCAGGGCTTGCGCGAGGAAGCCACCAAACGCTTGCAGGAACTGCATGCGATCCTGCTTCATCTGGTTTTCGTCCAACATCACAAGGCTGTCGGCGGCGATGTCCACGCGGAAGTTACGCAGCGGCTTGTCGCGCAGCAGTTCAATGGCCTGCGGGATCAGTTGTTGATCGGCAGGCGTCATCTGGCTCGCGGCGGCGTAAGCAAGGATCGTCTCAGGCTGGTAGTGCTTGCACATCACCTGCGCCTTTAAACGAATCAACTCGGATGCAAAGAGGGCTACGTCCTCTTGCATGGAGCGCAGTCTCAATCCCGCGTACTGGCCTTTGATTTGCTGCGCTGTCGCGGTTTCCGAGGCGAACGAGGTGCCACGGATGATGTCGGCGATACCCGTGATTTCGTAGATTTGGCCTTTGATGTCCTCTCGGGCGCGGTAGCAGTTGAGGAGGGCATTGGCGAGCGTGTCCAGCGGGAGAAGGTCAATGCTGCCTTTAAGGCCGCCCTTTTCAGAGAATGCCATCCATTTATCAACAGGGATAAGCGCATTGTTGTCGCCCTCCGTCATCAGGCGCTGCAAGGCGGGCTGACTAGCGTCATACACACCGCGCACACGCAGAGACTTGACCAAGCCGTCAATGCGGTCGGAAAGAATGTCCAACTCCATCGCCTGATCTTGGTACAGCACGAAGTCGGGAACCGGAACAAGCGTATCGCTCGTCGTCGTAGCGTACAGCGGGCGCGGGCACGGGAAGAAACCCTCAACGCCGAGCGGATCGTCACGCTCATCAATGACCTGCGGCAATCCCTTGGAAAACCACACGACCTTTTCGCGCTCACGATCCCACAGCTCACAAATCTTGGCGCGGTTATAAAGGCGCTTGTTCTCGTTGTAGGCGTTCAGCGGCTCGGGGCCAGAGTCCAGCGGTATCTTGGCCGCCACCTCGGGGCCAAAGCGCTCCTCCAACGCCTCACGGGTCATGTAGACCCAACGCCATACGCAGGTCACTTCCTCCCATGTGCGGGCAGGCGAGTGGCCAAAGTCGCGCCAATGGACGTAATCCACCGGGGCGCATTCGTACTCAATGCGCTCAAGGTTCGGCGGTGCGCCCTCACCCTGCTCAATGTTGGGCGTGATGGATACGCCGTCGTCCTCAATGCCGATGGGGGCGGTGTGCGGCTCGTAACGCACCCATGCCGTGCCACGGCCACCCAAGAACCGATCCTCCACGCAGTAGTTCATCGTGGAGCGGTAGTCGGGGTAATGCTCAATCTCAAAGTCAATCGCTCGCTCTAGCAACTGGCCAGCGACACGCCCAATGGGGTCGTTGTCACCAAAGCGGCGTGAAATGTCAGCCTTCGGGAGCTTGGCGTATACGGCAGGCTTTAGCGTCTGCACGTTGCTCCAGAGGATGTTGAACTTGGCGCTTTCCGTCAGCGTCTGCCCTCGGGTGTCGTCCCGATAGCGTTTGATGATCTTTTTGACCCGTGCCGTCCACTTGGCAAACTCGTTGTCGTACTGCCCAATGACGCGCAGATAGCGATCCAACTGCGGTTGCACCAATACTTCCATCAGTCTTTCCCCTTGTTTCGGGCGCTGATCGCCTTGGCCTTGGCCTTGGCGTCCTCTTTACTGCTCGCGCCCCATGCGCGGAGGGCGAGTGCAAGGCGCGTGGGTTTACCGTCCTTTGCCATCGGGCCGGGCATATTGCCCATGCGAGCGAGGAACGAGGCGCGGCGCGGGTTGTCACCCTTCTTCACCGGGGGCTTTAACGTGCCACCCGTCTCGGCTTTGTAGGAAGCGCGACCCTTGGCGTTTAGACCGCCCTTTGGGTTCTTGCCCTCGCTACGCTGCCACGCTGCGCTCACTTGTTTTCCTTCTTGGCCGTCTTGGCCGATTCGCGGAACGCTTTGGCGGTCGGTGCGCCGGGATCGCCGGGCTTACGCATACGCTCGCCCGAGCCAGCCTTGATGCGCTCCTGCTTCGCCAGAATGTTGGCGTACAGACCGGGCTTGCGGTTCATACGTAATCGCTGAACAAGCCAACGACGCGGCAGTTGCTGTTGCCCGAGCAGGTCGCGGTGATGCGCCCCTTGGTGCCAACTTCCAGCGGGATCACGTACACGCCAGCGGCCTGCGTTGCCGGGATGCTGACAAGGGCAACGCCGTTGTCGCTCACGATGCAGGTTGCTTCGGTGTTGCTCTGAACGTTGACGACGACGCTGTGCAAGTAGGCACCCACGGTGCCGAACGTGCTGCTGCTGGTGGCCGCCACGGCAACGTAATTGTTGCGAACGGGACTAATCGCGGTCATATCCTTGCCCTCCTGCTTACCGTGCGGTCGTGAACGTGCCACATATCGTTAAGCGTTACTGTGTTCTGCGGCCCGACCATCAGCGGTTTAGGCTCGGCGGTCGGGGTCTTGTCAGCCTGCTCGGCGTATGATACCGCAAGCATACGGAAAGCGTCACTAGGATGGGAAGTCCAGTCGTGACGCGGTGACTGCCTGTAGGCTTTCTTATCCTCGTCGTACTCGCGCTGATATTGCTTTAACGCCTCAATGCCCTCGCGGCATTTCTCTGCGTCAAACCACACACGCGGCAGAATCATACGCACAGCCTGTATGCCGCTCTGCACTCCAATGTCGGGAACGACAGCAAGTTTGGCGACATCCAGATGCGTTGCCAGCTGCTCAATGATGCTCTTACCAGTCTGTAGGCTTTTGGCGCGAGCGTCGTGCGGCAAGTAGTGGCGGGCGTACTGATACCGCTTTGACATCACCGTGCCTGCGATGTCGTAGATGTCAGCGCCTGATACGGCGTGGAAGTCTATAACGCGTAACTCTCCGCGCCCGAGCTGATAGAACCAGATGGCGGTGTCGTCGCGGTAACCCAAGTCCCATGCCGTATAAACGGGCAGGTTGGGGTCGTACGGCACTTGGCAGATGCGGCCCTGCTGGTCGGCCTCACGCATTTCCTTGCCGTAAAAAGAGCCGAGGATTGCCGCTTCAAACGAAGTCTCGTACTCCTGCAAATACTGATCCTCGGCTAATTGCGCCCGTGCGGCGGCTAGTTCGCCGCTAGGGAGTAGGCCCGAAGTGGAGGCCGGAAGGCGCAGCAGGAACCATTCTTGCGGTAGACGTTTGGCGGTCTCGTAGATTTCCCAGAACTGGTTTTTGCCTTTTGGCGTGCCGCCAAACACGCACCAACCTTGCTTGTCGCTCAGGCTCGGCCTCAAAACGTTTCCGAACACCGACGGTCGGAAGTCGCCGTATTCGTCAAGATACAGCCCGTCAAACCCAAGGCCGCGCATGGCGTCCGCGTTATCAGCGCCAAATAGCCTGATTTTTGCGCCGTTGATCAATTCTACGGTTAATTCTGATTCGTTTATTTCCCGTGTAATTGGAGCAGCGTAGAACTTGAGGTAGTCCCAAGCGACCGACTTTGCTTGCGACCGATAAGGGGCGCAATACCCGTATAACGGCGTCCCGCTTTTGGCGAACATCGCAGCGCGAATAATGTCGTTAATCGCCGCTACCGTTTTGCCCGCTCGGCGATGGGCAACAAGGCACGCCCATCGTTGCGTGCGTTCATGAAAAGGCAGGAACGCTTTGCGTGGGGCGTACCGTATAACTATTGGGGTGGGAGCCATGTAATAACCAAGTCTTTCCCGTCAGCCCCGGTGACCTCGTTCTTTTCCCGCTGGCCGAGGTACTGTTTGCCAAGCCACACCAGCATCGTGGTATTGCCCTCTTCCAACGCCCGCCATTGATGACGGCGCAGGGACATACGACCGTTGTCCAGCCCGCTTTTATAGATTTCGCAAAACTTCTCGTCGCGGAGCAGCGTGTCAACGCTACACCCCAGCCATGCGGCGATCTCGGCCTGCGTACATTGGATGCCTGCCAGTTTCTTAACCGCCTCGTAATCAATCTCAAAGCGGGGGCGACCGCCGCCCTCCCCTTGGTAGCCTTGTTTAGGTTGGCCGGTGCGTTCGCTGATACGCGTTTCCTTGCGTCTCATGCTGCGGCCTTAAACGGTTCGCCGGTAGATTCCAGCACGGCTTTCTGGCCGGTAAAGTCCTCCCAGCGTTTAACGATAACGTCCACGTACTTTGGGTCTAACTCCATGATGCGGGCGATGCGTCCGTTCTTTTCAGCGGCGATCAGCGTGGTGCCGCTGCCCCCAAACGAGTCCAGCACAATGTCTCCGCCCTTGGTGTTGTTGAGCAGTTGGTACTCAAATAACGCCACGGGTTTCATTGTGGGGTGATCTTCGCTGCGGCTCGGGCGATCAAACTTAAGCAGCGTGGTCTGTTTACGGTCTGATGCCCACAAATGGCCTGCGCCGTCCTTCCAGCCGTAAAGACAAGGCTCATGTTGCCAATGGTAGTCCTGCCGCCCCATAACCATGCTGTTTTTCTGCCATATCAGGCATTGGCGCACCTGCCAGCCCGCGTCCTTGCACGCCCCTCGGAAGTTATAGCCCTCGGAGTCGGCGTGCCAGACATAAAAAACCGCACCGGGCTTTAACACCGCGTCAGCGGTAACAAAAGCGTCCCGCAAAAAAGTCCTAAACGCCTCGTCGCCCATGCTGTCGTTTTGGATAGTTAGGGCGTCCTTGGTTTTACCTGTATAGGCTACGTTATATGGGGGGTCGGTCAGCAGCATATCTACCCGCTGCTCCCCGCATAGACGCTCCATTGCGGTCATTTCAAGGCTGGAACCGCACATCACCCGGTGCTGGCCGCATACCCATACGTCGCCAAGGCGCGTGACAGGCTCCACGGGCGGCTCGGGCGTATCGTCGGGGTCAGTTAGCCCCTCCGTTCCCTTTTCGGCTAATAGGGCTTCTATTTCGTCCGTGTTGAAGCCCGTAAGGTCTAGGTCAAAGTCCAGCGCCTTTAGGTCAGCCAGCTCCAGTTTGAGCATGGCCTCGTCCCACCCGGCGTTAAGGGCAAGTTTGTTGTCGGCAATGACATAAGCCCGCTTTTGGGCGTCCGTTAGGTGGGCAAGGCGTATACACGGCACCTCGGTCAGTTTTAACTTGCGGGCAGCCATAACGCGCCCGTGGCCGGCAATGATGCCGTTGGCCTCGTCTATTAATACGGGGTTGGTGAACCCAAATTCGCGGATGCTGGCCGCGATCTGGGCTACCTGTGCGTCGCTATGTGTGCGGCTGTTCTTGGCAAATGGGATCAGGGTGGCGATCCCAATTTGTTCAATTTGCACGTTATTTTATCCGTCGTAACTCGCCCGCTTCATCGTAAGCAATATCGCCGCGCAAAATTCCCGATAAAACTTTGCGCTGCGTTGGCGACATCGGAGCGTCCGGCTTGGTCATACCGCCTATGCTGTTGCTGTATTGATAAGCCGCATTCAACCGGCTCTTCAGCGGGTTATTTTGCTGCGTTCGGCTTTGAAGTAGCCCTTGCATTCGTTCAATTGCGGCTCGGGCATCATCGTGACGAAAATCGGGGTTGTCACTCCCTAGGTTTTTAAGTAACAGACTATTTGCGCCTTCTGCTTTTCGGGTATTTAACCCGACTTGTTTAGCAATCGCTTGGGCGTCTGCCAATCGCTCGGCCTCTGCCAATTCGCTTGCCGTAGTCGGACTCATTCGCCCCGCTTGCACTGCGCCTTCGGCAATATCTTGCAATTTTCCCGCCTTTCGCGCCACGTTTGCCGCTTTTGCAACGCCACCAATTACCGGAACGCCCGCTAGCGTAGAAAGCCCCATCCCTAACGTATCGCTTTCACGCCGTGCGCGCTCAAAGTCGCGGACAGCCTGTGCTTGCCCCAAACCCGGCACAAAACCTGCACCAACGTCCGCGATTACGTCAATTGCGTCTACGTTTTGCGGTTCGTTCAAACTCATCATTTGTTCTAGCCGACGGCGTAGCTCGGCTTTTTCCTCAACGTGCCGCAATGCGGCGGCCATTTTTTCACGCTGCGACGCCATTATTTAAACCTCTCAAGTTTGTAACTTAACGCGGCGATCTCGCCCACGATCTCGTCAATGATGTTCTGCAAGTCGGTGTCTTTCGGCAGGTCGCCCCGGATGCCCTTCACAAACGTCAGCAGCCCATCGGCGTACTTGGCTGCGTTGGCTTGTACCTTGAAGCCATCGGGGTAATCCGACAGCGGGATGATGCCGTAATGACCCTGATACGCCTCGGCGTACTTGTCGGCCAAATCCACGATGTTCTCGTAGTAGTGACCGAGTGCCTTATGGGCAGCGTAGCTGGCTGTCTGCAAATGCAAAAAGTGAGTGGCCGTGCTGCTATGGAGCAGTACACCAACGAATTCTGCGGCGTCTTTATGGCTCATTGCGGCGTTAGCCTCAAGTTGGGCAGGATGATTGCAGTCGTAGCATCTCCCATCGCAAAACGCTCTGTCAACTGTCGTTCTGGCGGGTAAACCAGTATCCGATTTGACAGGTTTATCTGCATCGCATTCCAGACGCCTTTCTCTATACCCTCAAAGTCATCAAGGGTAATGATCGTGTCGGGGTGGAACAGCCGCTCTAGGTGCGCCCGATCATCTGGCTGTAGCCGCCCGTCTACGTGTATGTGGTCTATCTGCCCGTCTAGTTTGGCGAGCATTTCTGTGCTGCTGCTGTGGTACTGCGTGACGTTCGCGTAAATCGGCAGCTTGAAGTTGTGTGTCATATCGCACGTATGCACCTCGGTATCGCCCCGAGCCAGCACAAACGTGGATTTGCCAATGTAAGTGCCGATTTCCACCACGCGCTTCGGCTTGAAGTAGCGTTTAACTGCCCACAGGGCGATCAGGCTGGCGTTATTGGTGGAACCCGTCTGTTTAGCGGGGTCTAGCGCCTCAAGGTCGTCAAGGCGTTGCCACGGTAAATCTTCCAATCCGTCAAAAAGCGTATCCCAGATAGCCCTAGACAGTCGCTTACGATTTAAGTTCAGCATATATTCTTCCCATGAGGTTTGTATTTTTCCACGTTGGCGACGATCTCGCCCTGCCGACCAAAATGGTTGCCAGTATTCATGCCCACAACCCCGGTGCCGAGGTAATCCAAGTCACCGACGGCATGACGCCTACCGTCCCCGGTGTTACGTGGTCACATATCACCGAAATTGACCGCCAGTACCTCATGCTCGGTCGCACAGGGGCGTGGGCAGATTTGGGGCTAGATAGCCCTGCCCTATATCTTGACACCGACATGATCGTAAACGCCCCCATAGACGTTGTGGGAGCGTTAGGCGAGGGGTCTGTGGCGATGTGTCGGCGGTCATACAACCGGGATGCCATCTTTAACGTCAAGCAGCGTGGCTTGGACTTTTCGGAGTACGCAGGCAAGACGCTGGATGAGCTTTATCCGTGGGTAGGGTGCTGCACGATTACCCGTGACGCTTCGGTGTGGGCTGACCTGACCGAGTTGTACTACGCCCTTCCCGAGAAATTCTGGCGCTGGTACGGCGATCAGGAAGTGCTGCGCGAATACGCCAAGCGGCACGCGGTCGTAGAACTTCCCGAGGCGATTTGGGCGGGGCTGCCCGAGTTTGGTGGTCGCCCCCTGATTACCCACTACAAGGGTCAACGCAAAGCCCTCATCTTGAATGCTCCGGCTTGATAGCCTCGGTATAACGCTCGTATAGGTCTTTTACGGCGTCCTGTGCGTCACGGGCGACGTAATACTCGCCCCTAGGCTCAAACGTGTCTCGGAACGCCTCCTGCGCTTCTCGCAGTTTGCCCTTGGGCATCTTGATTTCTACCCAACACACCCACGGCGTACCGTCAGGTAGTAGACGGGTGATCAGTTTGTCGGGGATGCCTTGTCCAGCCGAGGCAAAGTCGTGAACGGTGAACCCGCTTTTTACGAGGGACTCCGCGATTAACCCGTCGTTGGCGTCTCGGCGTTTCGCGTACCTCACGCCTTGCCTCGTTGATGCACCGAATCAGCCATATTTGCCACCATATCTGGTTACCTTTGTACCTGTTCAGTTTTGGCACGCGCACGCAATTTCTCCACAGCCCGTTCACCCCAGAGCTGGCGTACCAGCCCAATCGTATCCCTATCCGATAGCACGGCAGCAGCGCCAGCTTCTCGGATCAGTTCAGCGACCCTATCACGGTTGACCTCAACGCCTCTGGCTAACTGTGCGTCGTAGAACTTTAAGCGGTTTAGCGGGGATTCCTGTACTGCGGAATTCCACATGGCCTGATTGGAGTGGAATTGGTGTTCTAGGTTGTGACTAGGTTTAGGCTTTTCCGGTTGAGCTTGTTTAGTCGGAAAGTAAGTGAATTCATCTCCCATATAAACCTCTCTATGGTTTAGAACTGATGACTGATGGTGAACTCTGCACGGTTGAGACGGAGTACGCCTAACGTGGATCGTGCAGAGATTAGATGACTGACGGAGCCACCCTGCTGTCGGCTACTTTTCACCGGATTGCTCCGGTTGCCATTTGCGCTTCCCGACGATACGCCGCGCACCCACAGGCTGGCTGCCCCGGTGTGGGTTTAAGGTCATCTTGCGCGTAGTTTCCCCGACCAAGATGCCCGAGTGGTTAGGCGTGGTGGGGTGGTTGACAGGACTAGAACAGTCCTTCAGACTTCCATCACGCTCAAATCGCAAATTAAGCGTAAGGCAGCCCCCCTGCCGCGTCAAGCCCCCGCCAACCGGGGGTTTTTCGTTTCTAGCGTCATCTACGGCCTGACAGACGATCTTGATGACCGCTGCCCTCTCCCTTGCCTTACGCCGTGAAGCCCTTGCAGACGCACGGCGCTCGCTTATACGCGACCAATAGTAGGCACGGTGGTAGGCGGTACGGCTCATAACGCTTCTACCGCAGCGATACGCTCACCGATCCAACGCATCACCGGCACAGCCATGCTATTGCCCATTGCTTTGTAACGTGGGCCGTCAGGTGACTCTGTTTTGTTGCGCCAAGGAATGTTGGTGTAACCGTCTGGGAAGCCTTGTAGGCGTTCACACTCAACGGGTGTAAGGCGGCGCACTTGCATTGCTTGAATTGCCACGCCTTCTACCGGCGTCCCATTGCTGCGAAAACCGCTGCCAGCATTTGCTCGTAATGTGCCTGCCGTTTCTGCTGATGCTGTCGGCTGAACAATGGTGGCGTGTGCGGCGTTATCTCGCGCAAGAGTATGGCAAGGATCGCCCGGCTCCCGTGATTGACGGTTCACAGGGGCGGTGATTTGGAAAAAATCATACGGGATCGGCTGACACACGCCATCTTGCCGACCGCCTTGACCTCCTCGCAGTAAGGTTCCCGCCACGTTTACCGATGGGTTCATCTCGCTATCCCATGCCATCGGCTCTACTGCAAACGTATCGCTTTCAAAATCGTTACGTCTGCCAATTCCAGCCGTCAATGTTTTGGCTACGAATGTTTCACTTCCCCCGCCTAAATCTCCTCCGTTTGCTCTAATGGTTCCTCCAACATTGTCTGCGCGATATTCAGCAATGCTGCTTGAAGTGTAGGTGGTAGCGTCTTGCCGCGTTTCTCGGCTCGGCGCAGGATGCCCTTGCAAGCTGTGGCGCTCAAAAAGAACCGCTGCGGCACGTTGCCAGTTTCCAAGGTGTCCGACAACGAACACACGACGGCGGCGCTGGGCCACTCCGAAGTATTGAGCGTCAAGAACCCGGTAGGCGAACCCATA